TTAGCAAATCCCCATCGAACGAAAATTATCATTCTCTGCTTTTAACATGTCGTAGTACTCCGCTACTTTGGCAGACTTATAGCCCCACTCCACCATGCACATTTCTATGTGACGTAGAACAAGTTCCGACTCGTAAGCAGGATTTCCCCCAACAACTAAGGTGCAGGCTCTATCGAAAATGATCTTAGCCACGATCTCGAATGCTTGTTCTTTATCCATTTTATACATGTATACAAATCACATTGCAGAAAATATAGAACAAATATGCATGTATATGCAACACTTGTATACATATTTATTTGTATATTTGTAGGCAGTCTAGGAACTAGGTAACAGAAATGGCAAAAACCGTGAGATTAAGTGATGAAGAACAAGAAGCGATCCGCATAAAAGCGGTTGCGTTAAATAAGAAACTTATGGAAAAAAATAAACAACCACTAAGAGATAGCGAAGTTGTACACGCTGTTATAAGTCTAGCGCTTGAGAAAATAAGTGTAGGTGCTTCAGGAAACTTGATTCTAGAGGATTAATGTAAAAGTGCCCTGCTCTAGCCTTCAGATCGCATAATGCCGACTATGTAAAATAACGCCGATTTGCCCAAAGAAATGGTTGCAAATCGGCTATGTTACATAATCAGGCACACATTATGCGAACTTTCAGTCATTAATTTTTAGGTAAAGAATTATCTGCAAAGGTGGTTACTTGCTCTAAAATATCAAACGCCTTATTAATACTTTCTTTATCAGTTAAGTAACCACATTTCACTAAAACATCAACTGCACCAGATAACTCATTTAGGTTTTTTAAACAATCCAAAGGTAATAAAGAAGTATCTATCACTTGGCTTGCTTTTTCTTCCAAATATTCAAAAACTTGTTTTGTCATATATCCCCCGTCAAAGTGTCTAGACTACGCCTTGAGACACTCAAAAATTATACAAGATTTAATAGTTTACACGATGTGTCTCAATTCCCCTGAAGACACTTCTCTGTTAATTATACGTCACAACAAATAGACGGTTTTTGTAGTCAGAGTGAATGATTTCATATTGTTGGTTGCTGTGCTAATACTGGAGCAGGTTCACTAATAACTTGACCAGATTGCTGTTTAGCAAAGTAATTAAATGGTCTATCACCTTGATCAATCAACTTCTTGCAATCAGATTGACTTACACCATGCAAAATTGTGCCTTGCTGAGTATAAGCCACATAACGGCCATTCTTTTTAATACAACCTGAGAAAATAGGCTTAGCCGTAACTTCATATTGAATCTGAGTTACATCAACATCATAAGGTTTATTAGGGTTGTATTGAAGCACAATACTTTGCATATCATTCTTTTCTTTTGCCAATAATTCAGCATTTCTTTTTGTCGGATCGCGTAGGTCTGCACATTGCTCAATAGTTAATCCATACTGTTTAGAACACTGCTGATCTAATAAAAGATTCTGTTCGTCAGTCTTCTGATTAGCCGTTTGACCATTCGTTTTACTATCTTTTTTGGTATCTGATGCACTTTGTTTATCCTCAAATCTTTGCGGGTTAAAAGATTTAGTATTCATTAAACCAAACACTACAAAACCAACTATTCCTAAAATAATTGATACATAGATAAATAACTGTTTTGGTAACTTAAATTTGATACTGGAATGGTCAGAAGCAGAATGATAAAGCTTTTGATATTCGTCTTTAAAATGAAACCGATAATGGTCGAAATACTTCTTATGTTTAGCATTACGATTTGCAGCAGGTTCAGGGCTAGATAACCACTTATCAAATACAAAAACATTTGTATAAGGCGGTTTAGAACTAGGACGCTTTATGAAGTACATCTTATCAATAAGCTTATGAATACCTTTCTCAATTCGCGCAGGATCCTGAGTAATTAACCAAATATCCTTGTTAAAATGACCATGAATTGTAAGGTCCTTAATCATCTGATCTTGAGAGTATTGGTTACCCTTGTACTCATATGCTTTACGCATATGTACTTCATCATAAATAATAATTGAACCATCCGGAGTATCCCGCCAATCATCTGGAGCAGGTTCAACTTCAGGTATTCTCAGACCATCAATATCACAATAAATTTGTCTTGCCGGTTTACCTTGTTCTTCTAATTTTTTATTTTCTTCAAGCATATCTAATATGGTTTTCACCATAAATTGAGATTTGCCATTACGTGGTTGACCACATACTAAATTAATCACTTTTTCGTACCCCAACTTGCATACTTGATAATGCAACACGTAAGGCAATAGCAGATAAAACCATACTGATAGCTTGATCAAATCCACTTAGACCAACAACATACAATACGTTGCCCAATGTGCCCCAATAACTTTGAATAGTGCTTACAGCTAAGGAAAATGCTCCTTGTGTTGCACCGTATGTAAATAAAGAAAGTCCAGCACCTTTAAGTAATTTTGAGACGGCACTAGATAAAATTGTTTCTGATACTTTAGAAAGAAGACTAGCTAAACTCATAGTTAATCTTCTCCCTTAACATTAATACCCGCTACAATAAAAGCTGAAGTAATAGCACCAACAGCCAACACAGCAGGCTTAAAGAAAGTAAGAGCATCACAAACAGGTTGATAAGGTAATTCAAGAGTATAAGTCTGGCCCATTAAAGTGAATTGAACAGAGTCTTTTGGACAAGCATCCGAACCCGTAAGTGTTACAGTACCTGCCGATACATCTTCATCAAATTCAACTTTTTCAGGGTCTTTCTGTTCAGGATCTTCTTTCATCCATTCATCTGTTTTTTTCCAATCGTCATACCATTTACAGACCGTAAAAGCCCATTCACAAAATACTGGAAACTCAATTGATATGGATTGACCACCAGTCGGATTTCCTTCAGGGTCTTTAATCGGTTCGGCTTTACCGTCAGCAGCCCCACCATCTTCATCCCATGTGCGATCATTAGCATTAGGTGCAGATTCTGAAGGTGGATTAGCATATTGAGGCGAACCATAAGGAGCAGGTTGATTATTAGGTGTGGGTGGAGCATTCTTTAATTTCTGGTCCATCTCATTAGCTAAATCATCACCAACACCATTACCTGAGTGTTGATAGCTATCAGCTACAGAGCTATTCATAAGACCAGTATTAGCAATAGGATTATAATGTTCTGGTTTTACAGGATCGTTATAGCCTTCACCCATCATTGCAGCCCCTAATAACTCAGGTGTTAAAGGAATTGTTTGATCTTGGGGTGGTTCTCCATTTGGATCATAATCTGGATTTACAACATACTGAATAGTAACGTTTCCGACTAAAACGCCAGAAGAATCAAAAAGATAAACTGTTTTATAATCAGCGTTAATAGTGTCTTTTATTTGGTAAGAACGTGCCTGTTTTGATGAGGCAGCAGTTGAATTGTGATAAGCCATATATGCAGCAGCAGCTGCGGTAGTAGTCGAATAATAACCAATATTTGTCCAATGCCATGCACGTGGTAAAGTCGGGTCTTTGTCTGGGTCAGCAGGTTTTTTCTTTACGTATGCACCATCCTCCATAACCCAACCAATTGCTTCAATAAGCTGAGTCGCTGCCATAACACCAACCATTTGTACGCCTGGATTCTTTGCATAGAATGCAACACGCTTGAACATAGATGCACCCACTTTTGAAGCTGTAGGCGATGCTTCTGCAATAGCAATTCTTGTTACCGTTTTTGTTTTTGCTGACACAGGGTCAGTTTCAGTGAAAGACCTTGCAGAACGCCCATAGACACGTCTTGCATAATCTTCACGGTTTTGCTGTAACTTAATTTCGCGCTGAAGCCACCAATCACCATCATCGGTGGCGTTAGCTTCAGTCATTAGAATTATTGGTGAAAGGATAATTGAGAGAGATAAGTAAAAGCGGATTGTTGTTGAAATTGTTCTTCTTAAAACATTTTTATACCAATATAAATCATCATTAATAGCCATATGTACGCCCCAATATCACCCATGCTTCACCCCGTAAACGCGACTGCGAGCCCTCGCGCGTTTACGGTGGCTCGCATGTAATACACTGGTTCTTAGAATGCAGAACGGATGTATTTAAATACTTTAATACCTAGCGGAATCAAAATTGCAGCAGCAGCTACAGTAGCACCCGCAACCTGAGCACCAGACAACTCCCCAGTAATTTCAGTTACATCAATTGCAGCATTCGATGCAGCAGTTACCCCCGCAGCCGTAGCAACTACAGCAGCTTGTTTAAAACGTTGAAGCATTACTTGTTTTTTAGTGTTCATGATTGAACTCCTTACTTTTCAAAAATTTGCACTCGTATAGTTTTTAAACTCCATACGACTGCCAGACATAACCAAAAAGCGCCCCCAATTGTTGTAGCTTCGGCGTAGCTTAATGGTGGTAAATAAAGGTCAGCTTGACCCCATTGAAGACATGACTGCACCCCATTAGCATCAGGTGACGATAATTGCTTACAGACCATGTCCATTTCTAAAATCCCCAATTAGAGCCACTGGCTTGCGCTTTTAAACCACGCCCCCAAAAGCCAGTGGTATCTGTTATTTACACTTGTAAAAATGAATGCAGTAATCAGAGTGTTTTGTAAACTTTTTACCGCACTTCTTGCATGTATAAACAAATTCTGTCATAGTTAGATTACACATAAGTTATTGATTTAATTGACATATTATACATTATACGAAGCGGTAAAAATAACTATGTGTAATGTATAGCTTTATTTCGGTTTTCCGAAGATTTCAGGATGTGCAATGTTACTTGCACCATCCTCGTCTAAAACATCAATCATTAAATTACCTTTGGCAACTCAACTTGTTTAACGACATACTTCATAGATTTTCCTGAAGTAACCATTTCAAATGTGATATCAGCTTCTAACGGAAATTTATGTTGCTTAAGCAACACTAGATTTGTTCGGTCTTGCCAGTTAAAAACCTCACATGCATTACCAACCGCATTACCTTGCGATTGATCAAGTGGAACCTCACAGTACAAAGCTACATGATCATAATGACGACCATCGTCAGTTTTAAAATCAACAGCCTTAGCGCCTAAGATTTTCACTTTATTTTTAAATTGCATCATTGCTACATTCTCCGAGCAGTTATAAGCACATGATCTAACCGCTTCGGATAAGCGAATTGATCAGAGCAAGAAATAATATTGATTAACTCTTCAGGTTCAAAAACCTGTTTAAAAACATTGATATACTTGCCATATTGATGTTTAAGATTCTTAATGGCAGTATCAAAGTTAATGCGTGCAACCTTTTGAATTGTTTCAATTCTTGCAGGTTGAATATCTTCAGATAAAAATGCGAAACATGGGTATGAGGCTATGAAATACTCACTTGGAGCTAGCAACATATCGAACGGTAAAACACGGTCAATTGACTTAAATTCAACTTCAGCACGTTGCCAGTTATCATTCGGATCACCTTCAGCACGACCTTTCTCGTACAAACGAAGCATCTTGCCTGATTCACGTGCACCGACCATTAAAGTACGTCCTTTACCGTTTGGACGTTTCCAATTGCCTTTATGTTCGATATTCGGCATACGGTTGCCACAGCTAAAACCGCCTAAACCATCTTGCATATTGCCCCAATCAACATTGATCTTTTTACCTTCAAAGTCATCATGTGCAATATCAACACGAGTTAATTTAGCTCGTTTAGCAATAGTCACTAAGAAGTTGTAAAGTCTTAATTCCCAACCACTTTTAGCAAAGTTGCAACCACGGCCATTAATCATAATTAAGATGGTATTACGTTGACCGCCAATGCAGACAAAACCGAAATCTTCACCTAGTACATAGCTTTCTTTATAGAAATTCAGACCGCCATGACGGCATGCAGTCGTTGAGAATCCAAAGATGTGATGTAACTGGTGGTCCAATTCCTCTACAGCAGCCGTCCAACGGTGTGTATCGATGATGTATTCATCTTCATTCCAATACTTGTCGCCTAAAGTCTCAATTCCGATTGTGAAATTTACCCAGTCAATCACGGCAATTTCATTATCAGCAGGCAGACGGCATTGAACTGGTTTAACACCTGAAGATGTCATCACCATGTGAGCGTATGGAATTGTGTATAACGAATGCTCTTGATACGGGAGATCGGCGTCTTGCAGTTGCGTATCAGATGTCTTTACCCCCATCTTATTAATGGGGGTTACAACCATCGCATTTTTCAATCCCCCCGATAAAGCTGTGGGGTTTGATTGTTTTTTATACTCACCCATTAGCAAATCCCCATTGAACGGAAATTATCATTCTCAGCTTTCAACATGTCGTAGTACTCCGCTACTTTGGCAGACTTATAGCCCCACTCCACCATGCACATTTCAATGTGACGTAGAACAAGCTCCGACTCGTAAGCAGGATTTCCCCCAACAACTAAAGTACAGGCTCTATCGAAAATGATCTTGGCCACGATTTCGAATGCTTGTTCTGTGCTCATATATGATTTATCACAAATGATATTTTGTGGTTTTATAACATCTAATTTGTGATTTAGCAACAT